TGAGTAGTTGCCTGTAAATGTACGTGCGTAGTTGCCAGCAAAGTCACCCGCAAAGTTAGTCACACGATCACGTGTGTATGCAGAGTTACGGTTGCGGACATATGCCGATACGCGAGTACGTGTGTAAGCAGAATAACGTGTACGTGTTGATGTACGAGTATATTCACCAGTATAGTTACCAGCGAAGTCACCAACGAATCCACGAGCATAGTTACCTACAAAGTCACCAGTAAAGGTTGTTGTGTAGTTACCACCAAAGTTACCTTCAAAGTTAGTCACACGATCACGAGTGAAGTCGCCAACATAGTTAGTAACGCGAGTACGGGCATAGCTATTAGCATAGTTCTGTGAAAAGACCTGAGTACGGTTACGAGTGTATTCACCTACGAAGTCACCAGCATAGTAACCAGTACGTGTATAGTTACCAGTGTTGGTGTATACAGCAGTACGGTCGCGAGTAAACGCACGAGCATAGTTACCTGTGTAATACAATGTACGTGTGTAATATAACGTTGCTGGTCGAGCGCGTGTTGACGTACGTGCGTAGTTACCTGCGAAAGACGCTTGGCTTGTACGACCATAGTTGCCTACGAAGTTGCCAGTATAGGTACCAGCGTAAGTCCCTGCGTACGACTGTTGATTGACGCGGGAGAAGTTACGCGAGTAAGCGCCTGAGAAATACAGATTACGTGTGTAAGATCCCGCGCGCACACGGGTGAAGTTACGCGAGTAAGCGCCTGAGTAATACAGATTACGCGTGTATGTTTGGCTCGCGGTTCCTGCATAGTTACCCGTAAAGTAAGCGGCCGTATAACGTATTCGATATACTTTGTAGTGACTTCCACCTTGGTATTGAACGTCTCTATAATACCTGTTACCGTCAGTACCAAGTATACTGGTAAGATCAGTATTTTCGCCGTAGTATGTTGCTTTTAGTGAATTTGCCCAGTAAACGCGAACTTCTCCTGGTTCGCCTGGAAATCCTGGTTGTACAATCCACCAGTGACTCCAAAATGCGTTATTACCCCAGAATGCCGTAATTGCACCATTGGCCGCAACATAGTTTCCTGGCGGACTTACAGAGGTTCGCGTGAAGTTACTTGTGACTGTTCGTGCATAATATCCGGTACGACTATAATCTCCGCCATACGCTCTTGAGTAGTTACCAGTGAAGTTACGTGTATAATATCCGGTACGACTATAATCTCCGCCATACGCTCTTGAGTAGTTACCAGTGAAGTTACGTGAATAGTTGCCTATGTAGTTACCAGTATAATCAGTTACGCGAGTACGGCTATAGTTACCTGCGTATGATGAAACACGTGTGCGACCATAGTTGCCTACGAAGTCACCTGCGTAAGATACAGAACGACTATATGCTGGTGTTGTAGCATATGCCGCAGAATAGTTGCGAGCATAGTTACCGACAAAGTTACCAGTATAGTACAATGTACGGGTATAGTTTAGTGTTCGTGTTGAAGTACGAGTTGAAGTACGAGCATAGTTACCAGCAAAGTCACCAGTGTAGTTACCCGCATAGTTGCGAGAATAGTTACCTACGAAGTCACCAGTAAATGTGGTCGCATAGTTGCCTACGAAGTTGCCAGCATAGTTAGTAACACGTATGCGGGTAAAGTTCCCGACGTAGTTAGTAATACGTGTACGAGCATAAGCAGAGTAACGAGTACGTGTAGATGTACGTGTTGAAACACGAGCGTAGTTACCGACATAGTTGCCAGCATACCCACGTGAGTAGTTGCCTACAAAGTTACGTGCATAGTTGCCTTGGAAACTGCGTGAGTAGTTGCCTACAAAGTTACCAGCAAAGTTAGTGACACGGTTACGTACATATGAAGATACACGTGCGCGTGAGTAAACGCCAGCAAAGTTGGTAACACGATCACGAGTGTAGTTAGTTACACGAGTGCGTGTGTAATCTGCAGTGTATGCAGAGACGCGTGTACGTGTAGATGTACGAGCATAAGCAGAAACACGGTTACGTGAGTAAGTGCCCGCATAAGCAGAAACACGGTTACGTGAGTAAGTGCCTGAGTAAGTGCCTGTGTATGAAGATACACGAGTACGAGTATAGTTCGCAGAGTATGAAGAACTACGAGTACGCGAGTAAGTACCAGCGTAAGAAGAGACACGACCACGAGTGTACGAAGATGCACGACTACGTGAGAAGGTTCCTGTGAAGTTAGTCACACGGTTGCGAGTGTATGTTGAAACACGTGCACGGTTGTAAGTACCTGCAAAGTATCCAGTAAACGCAGTTAGTCGGTTACGTGTATATGCTGAAACACGTGTGCGGGCATACGTACCGTCATATGTTGAGGTTCGTGTGCGGGCATAGTTGCCTTCAAATCCGCGAGTATAGTTACCAGTAAAGTCACGTGTATATGCACCAGTGTAATCTCCTACGAAAGTACGTGAGAAAGTATTGACACTGTTACGAGTATATGATGAAATACGATCACGACTATAAGCCGAGATACGTGTACGAGCATATGAAGAAACACGATTACGAGTGTAATCAGTATCTACGATTGTGCGTCGAGTGTTCTCTGCGGTTCCTCTTGCATGCCATGTTCCTGGCAAGATAGGGGCACCTTGTGCAGAAGATCTTAGTTGATAAGATCCAATTGCGCCTGGGACTGATCGTAATGTCTTGGCGCGTTGACCAAATGTAATCTTAATCTGATCATCTGTCATCTCTTTGAACCCGTCAAAAGACGAACCGTCATAACAAATGGAAACTGGTCGTGTAGGTTCATCAGGGAAGGTAAACGAACCATCTTTTTGCCAGATATGATAATCAGTTGTTGTTCCGTCGCCACGAGTATCTGTAAAGACACTTGACACGACAACCTTATAATCAGGGCTTGGTGGGGTCGCAGATAGTCTGTAAATCCCCTCCTCAGAATTAGATTCTATCGTGCTTAGCGCACGAGTAGTAAGAAGATCTAGATCTGCATCCGTCATTTCATAGAAACCAGGATTTGGACCTACTTCGTAGTATCCGACAGGACGTACAAAATTAGCATCAGACTCATCAGCAACCCCACCAACCTGTTTCAAGGTTGTGGTTACTGTGGTACTGGTGATGTTTGATGCAGGGTGCGTCCCTGCTGTTTCGTTGTAATATGTATCTACAAACGAACCAATATTAACACCATCAGTTAGGCTGAGGCTACCTGTTTCACTAACAGCGGCCGATGTTAGTGCTTCACTCACCTTCCACGCCAAGTAAGATTCTTGACTAGGTGTAAATTCCTGTAGGTCACCATTAGCATTCTTAATTTTTAGTGGTATACTAGATGTTGACACGATATCGCTCTCTTTAAGTTAAAGTTAGTTTTGCCATCACTGCAGTAATGACATAGGTATATTTATAATAAAAAATCCCCTAAGTGTTAAGGGGTTGCGGGCCAATTTACTTCCGCGACGGAAAGTATCGCTCCCAAATTATCTGTAACATCTCTTAATGATTGGCGGTAATTTTTCCATTCTATTTTTTGTTCTTCAGTCAAAGGACTGTCCGCCGCTTGAGTCCAATCTGTTAATGATAATTTTCTATTTCTCTCTACTCTGATATCGTTCAGTAAATCTTCTCGGTTAAACTCCCAACCAACTAGTTCATTGCTCCAAGTGGCATGCCTATTAGGGGCATTTCCAATGAAGATAAATTCTCCCTCAGAAGGAACATACCAATAATAACTCATAAAGTGTCGAAGATCTTCGCATCCTGCAGGAATATTATCTTCTGTTATATGAATTATTAACTCTTTTCCGTCTTCAGAGACTCCGGCTGGGTCTATTTTAAAAGTAGGATATGAAATCCTATTTATTTTACCAGACACTTTATCTACATAAACGATGTATTTTAGTTCCATGATTAAATTAACCTTTGATATCTGATTGTTATTTATACTGATTTAACTTTATTCAAGCCCAATATTTTCATTTGGATCAGGTTCAGGTGATGGTTCTGGTTCTGGTGCAGGCGATGGTTCTGGTGCAGGTGCTGGTGAAGGCGTAGAATCAGTTGCATTACTAGAAACTTTAGTGACTGTATATTCCCCAGAGTTTAACCACTGACTTCCATTATAGAATCCAATCGTATATTGTTTTGTTTGCCCTTCTGCAGGCACGTCCGAGACAGTAACAGTTTGAGCGCCATTAGCATTTTGAATGGTAAACGATTGAAGTAGGGTTAGTCCGCTATTATAAATTCTACCTTGAACTGCCTGATCCCCTTGCGTATTAAAATCAAACTCTACGGTATGTGTCGTCGCGCTATGGTGTACGATATTTTGAGTCGTTGACAAAATAGTGCCAATATCGTTATCGTATAACGTAAATGACTTTGAGTCAAGCACTCTTACATTAGAAGAACCTCTAGGTTCTGACATTAAGGATGAAGTATTGCCTGTTCTCAACTCAGCAACGAACGTTTCCCCTTGCCATCCAATTTCAGAATCTTCTTGACTTCCTGTTCCGTTACGTGTATACTTACCTATGAAGTTTCCTGTATAGTTTCCTACAAATGTTCTCTCGTAAGCGCCACCAAATGTATTTGTATAAGAACTGCTTCTGGCGCGAGTACTGGTTCTACTATAAGTGCCTTCATAAGCGCCAGTATAATCCCCAATAAAGTTCCTACTGTAGTTTCCTACAAAAGACCTTGTATAGTCACGAGAATAGTTTCCAGTATAGTTGCCAGCGAAGTCTCGCGAATAATTACCAACATAGTTAGAACCTATTGATCTAGAGAACTCGCCAGTATAGTTTCCAGTGAATGGTGTTAAGAAATCGCCTGTGTAGTTACCAGCGAAGTTGCCTACATACTCTCCAACATACCCACGTGCATAGTTTCCAGTGTAATTGCCTACAAGGAAGTCTCTAGTAAAATATCCAGCCCCTTGTGTAACTCTTGTGCGAGTAAATTCTCTGCTATAATTTCCACCGAAGTTGCGTGAATAGTTTCCTTCGAAGTTTGCAGTATAGTTTCCAAAATAGTTTCTACTATAATTACCAACAAAGTTGGCCGCAAAATTACCGACATAATCTCCAACATACCCACGCGCATATTCACCTACAAACCCAGTACTATAGGACCTAGTATATGCCGAATCACGACTTCTAGAGTAATCTGTTATTCTTGTTCTGTTATAATTGCCCGCAAAGTTGCCCACAGAAGTGCGTGAATAGTTCCCCTCAAAAGTAGAAGTTCTTATGAGAATGAAGTTTCTACTATAGTATAGCGTTCTAGTGAAGTTGCGGGAATAGTTGAAAGTATAATCTATAGATCTTGTGTAGTTACCCGTATAATTTCCAGCAAACCCTCTTGAATAATTACCTTCATAATAAAAAGTTCTACTATAACTAGAGGACCTTACTCTAGCATACCCATCATGCGGAACCTCATATTCTATAGGATCACCATTTATATCAGTCTCAGGTAATGTAGATATTCTGGTAGATGCATAGTATCCAGTTCCAGTTCTTGTGCGAGTGTATCCACGAATAAAGTCCCTCGCATAGTTAAAGTCTCGCGAGTAAGTGCCTGTAAACGGAGCAGTAAATTCACTGGAATATGTCGCGCCGTTGGTAAATGATTGAGTACGATCCCTAGTAAAATTACGCGTATATTCAGTAGTTGTTCCAGTAGGGGCCGCGGTAGAACTTGTGGTTCCTTGACCAACTTCATAATACTTGGTGCCACCTATTGTAGCGATTAAATCACCTCTCCAGTAATAAATGTTATCGTTACCTTTTAACTTAGTTGGACCGTTGCCATAATCCCGCGTGTTATTAAGTACTTTCGTTGTTCCGTTCCATTTAATATTGGTGACATGTACTGTGACCGAAAACCCTTCGTCATAACTAGTATTAGTATCAACTGAGAAGAAAGTGTTGTTTGCAGTGTAAAAATATCCATCGCCAATGGTACGTGTATATCCACGAGAATAGTTACCAGTAAAAGTACTAATTCTTCCTGCTGCAGCGAAGTCGCCAACATAGTTGCCTGTGTAAGTGCCTTCGTAACCAACAGTTCTCGTAAAGTTGCGTGTGAATCCACGAGAATAGTTTCCTATATAATATAAGGTTCTTGTAGAGTCGGCTGGGAAATAATTTCCAGTAAAGTCTCTAGCATAAGAACTGACCTTTGTTCTGGTGCGACTATAGGCAGAATATCGCGTACGGGTAGATGTGCGAGTAAATTCTACTGCTGGGTTTACATAATTCCCAAGATAATTTCTAGCGTATGACCCCACCCTAGTATAGTCACCAGCATAGTTACCAGTGTAACTTGCGCTAGTCGTTCTCGCATAATCACCTACAAAATTCGTAACTCTGGTCCGTCCGTAGTTGCCAATAAAGTCCCCAGTAAAAGTTGCAGTATATGTACTAGAGTAATACTCGTTACGAGTCACGCCTCTAGTGCGACTAAATGCAGAGTAACGTGTGCGACTGTAATTTGTTGCGTCTGGTGTTCTTGTGAAAAAAATTTCTTCAAATTCACCAGGTTCAATTTCAACTTGTCGTGAATAGGACTCGGTCCCAGAAAGCACAGAGTTTCTTGTAAACTCTCTAGCATAATATCCCGAATAGGTTACAGTACGATCTCTGGTATATGCAGAAACTCTCGATCTTGTATAGTCTCTACTGTAGTTGCCAATATATGATGCACCATAACTACGAGCATACGATGAAGTTCGGGTAGATTGTCTGCTTCGGTTGTAGGTAGAGTAACGTGTGCGACTATATGTTACCGTACTTGGCATTCTAAAATAATATGCAACTTCACCATTGGGAAGGTTTCTAGAGTACTCTTGTATTTCAGTTAATGTAGAATTTCTTGTGAAGTTTCCTGTGTATATCCCCAAGAACTCTCTAGAGTAATTCGTAGTATCTGTTCTGCTGTATGTCCCTACATATGCAGAGGTTCTGGTTCTTGAATATGTCGCAGAAAAAGATCGTGCGTACCCTTCAACTCTTGTTCTATCATAAGTACTTGTTCTTGTTCGAGCGTATGCTCCAGAATACTCTCCGGTATATTCTCCAACATAATTACCAGCAAAATCTCTTGAGAACGATCCTGCTACAGTTCGAGAGTATGAAGCAACACTGTTTCTTGAGTATGTGCCTATGTAATTGGCGACGTTGGTGTATGAGACTGACCTTGATGAGGTAGGGGAAGTTGTTGTGAATGTTGCGCTTTTGGTATCGCCAAAGAAAGATACTCTGTCTGACCCTAGATCGTTCCCAGAACCTGAAGTTTGAAATACTCGAACATGATATGCGCCTTCTTCAGAAGTATTCGCATTGAACGTAATAGAACTTCCTTCTGTAATTGCAGACCCTGATTGGTATGATAGAGATCCAGTAGCGTTTGGATTACCGATACCGTCACTATCTGTGTCAACATCGCCGCCATCATCAGGAGGTACAGTGGCGCCAGATCCACCCAGTCTTAAAGTTGCCCCTATGAGGCTGCCTGTAGGATAGGATTGGAGTCTCTGATTATCGTTTTGATCAGCGACAATAGCGTCATAAGCCGATGCTATTGTGCTACCGATCCTTAGACCGAAAAAGTTCGACGTCGCCCAATTTGAGTTAAACATGCCTGAACCAGATGAGTCGGTAGCAGACCATTCAATATTTACATATTCGTCCGCATCTTTGGTCATTACATAGGAGCTAGATTCCGTCCCCACATTATTGCTAAGAAGGGGTGGTAAGTATGAGACGATATCGAAATTATAATTGGTGCCCAATGCACGACTATCAAACGAGACTTCACCATTACTTGCGACAACCCGTAACCCATAATTCATACTAGTGTCGTATCGACTTGGGTCCGCCATAATAGTAGAAGCTTTCCTGACAACAAAATAATCGAACTCTGTTTGCCAATCATTATAAACTGCGAGTTTCCAACCTTCAAACTGACCGTCTTGTTGAGGGGTGTACGCTTCTATGCCTGTTCCAGTAAATGTTACTGTTTCTCCAGACACGTTCATTTTGTGAAGGTAAGGTGTATCAAAAGTTACCGTCATTAGATAATCTGAAGGCACTTCAATATCAACAGAACTCCAATCGCCTCCACCAGGCGCGCTCGGGTTCTTAACGAATATCATGTCGCTTTCTAATAGTCCACCTGGAAGCGTAAACGAGTGTGCACGACCAGCGTCTGTGACAATCAGATTAAGGATGTCTAGTTCTGTGTCGGATACAGTAAACGTTCCTCCGGCATCACTTCCTATTATTTTAAAACCATATGACATTATGAGATTCTCAGTGCCATTACAATACCACCCTGTGTACCGTTAGAACCACTATTATTTTGTAATTGGAAACCAGTCGAAGTTTTGTTGATCACGTCAACATATCTAGGGTTGCCCACAAATATAATTAATATTTTAGTATCATCGTTGGCATCGGGGCAAGCATACACACTACTTATTTCATTCTTACTCAAACTAAACGAAGAATATAATTGAATATTAGAAGTGCGAATATTATCAGAAAATACTAATTTAGAAGACCCAGCACTGTCTATTACTGGCCCATATATTTCTAATCCGTACGACATGACGATTCCTTATGGCGATTCAGGCCAGACCACATCATCTAAGCTTGAGTATAGGTTTGTTATATCCCTCAGTTCTTGACGGTAGATCGCCCATATTTCACGGTCATCGTCATCTAAACCATTGTCGTCCATACGGGTCCAATCTGTGGCGCTTAATCTGGAATTTCTGTGCATACGGAGTTCATTTAATAGGTCTTCAGGGTCCCATGTCCATTCTGAGTTTGACCACTTAGCGAATCTATTTGGCTTAGGTTCTCTCTCTTTCCACTCACCATCCCAATAATGAGTGTCTATAAATTCTCTTTTATCTGAAATAACAAAATCAACATGAACAACGGTTGATCCATCTTCTCGTAGTCCCTCTGGTGGGTTAGAACCACCAGCTAATTTCAGTGTTTGTATTTCATTATTTGAAATGATCGCTATATAATAAATCATTTTATTCTCTTTAATTTACCGTTCCTGTTAATTCCGCTGAAAGTATCGTACTATAAATTGTAGACCCCCAAGTCTCGCTAGAGGTGGTGCTAGGTAGCCCACCAGTAGGTTGTTCTCCACCCCCACCCATTGAAACCGAAAAATAATTTATAGCGAATGGGCCGTTACCAGCTCCCCAGAGACCTTGTATAGCAGTTGATCCAGGACCTATTGTTGCGTATGTCCACTTACTTATTTCCCAATAATCATCATTGTCACCCAAACTTATACCTTCATCTTCAGGAGACCATGCGTCTACAGACCCTGCTGGGCTAAAAGAAGTAATTTTAAAATGATTACCTAACTTGATAGATCTACTATCAAACTGTTTTGTACCGTCTTCATTCAATATCGATAATCCAAAATCCCCTTCAAGGTCAACTTTACTAGAATGTTTTACTACAAAATAATCAAGATCTATCTCTGTTTCTGGACCAAAAGTTGCGGACGTAGTGCCTGACGAATAATTAATAGTCATCGTTCTTGAGTAAAATTTAGATTGCCATGGACTATAATAAATCACAATAGACTCTGAACTAGGAGGAATCTTAACAAAAACGAAGTCTGCTTCTGATATTAGAAGGTCTCCTGTTTCTGGGTCCCATGTAAACCCTGACGTGTCAGGTCCCTTCCCCGTGGAAACTTCAGTCACAACATAACTGTTCATTTTCCGACGAGAGTCAAACATTAACCCGCCGTTATCATTATAAACTGTAAGACCGTAATCGTTTGACACTATTGAAACCTAAATAATTTTGCGGAAAACGATAAGTCGCTCGTTCCAGTGTTTGTGATTGTTAATGTATCTGTGGATAAGTCTCTAGTAATGGTTAAGTCATCAATCGTTTCTCCACTTGCAACGATTGAAAGTTCTATGAGTGCTGGGTTTCCAGCGCCTTCAGTTTGTATTGGAAGAGAACCCCCCGAAGGAAGGGATAGGTCTGATAAATCAAGATCAACTTCCTCATTGAATATATTATTGGAGTTGGTAATAACTGCACCATTCTTACCGTCTGAAATATATAGACCATAACTCATGACGGTAAATCACTCAGGTCGCCTAATTGTACACGTAAAATAGAATCGCCGTCACTGTCCAACCCAGAATAGACTTTCATTCCCTTCGAAGTTATCTCTACCTTTTCGCCCGCAGCAGAACCCGTCGATTGCGCGTCAAGGGCGTTCCAGTCGGGCGTAATAGAGAGTGTTGATGTGTCGATCTGATCGGCCGTAATTGAGTTGGTGAGAATCTTCCCTCCGTCAATTACAGTCCGATTATCAGAATCTTCAGTGAAAATGTTATTAGTATTCTCAAACGTAACCAACCCATCAAAACTATATGATTGGAAGGGAGGGCTAAACATTAGATCAGAACCTTCTGAGTATCCAAGGAGGTTTCCGCTACTATCATCAACGGACTCGTTTGCTATGAACTTAACGGCCCAGTTATCACCAGACAAATTTGTGCCCACAGGGGAAATCGACCACTTCGGGTTAGATGTTCCACTATATGTAGGAGAAAGTCCAGTAAAATACCCATCGACCACAGTATCTGCTGAATCTACAAATTCAGTGAAAGTGAATCTAGTTGCTGACGGAGTGGGGGTTGGAGCGCCTGTTGATGACTCTAAGTAATATAGATATCCAGTTTCCGTTCTAGGAATATTTACCGTTATGTCGCCTGGGTCTGCTTGTTCAATAACTACTGGGACGGTTTCTTCGTCGACTTTGGTGTCACCCACGTATAACTGGAACAAACTTTCTGTCGTGCCATTAGAAATTGTATACGATAATGCCCCACTATCCGATTGATCGGAAAGAGTCGAATCCTCGTTACGATACCTTTTGATAGTAGTTCCATCGGTCTGATTCGCAGCTACAGGCGGCATCCCACCTGTATACTTCATAACCGTAGCGGTGATCGTATCTGGAGTATATTCCGTTTTAGTAGAATTTGCTCTAACGACACTAGCGCTGAGCACTAATCGATAAACTGTTGGCGGTTCTCCGTTTGGACCTGCTTTGACTTTTGTAAGACTAAACACAGTAGATTTGTTTAGTGAAGGTACACTGAACAACAATGCAACTTCATCTACATTTTTACCGACAAGAGTAATCGTCGTTGTTAGTAGTCCATCTTCTCCCCACTCTTCTTCCCACTGCACGCCGCCATCACTGGCGTCATTTGATACAACGTCACCAATAATGCTTACATTTACTTGAGATGCTGTCAGAGGTATAGCAGTATCGCCTAAGAATGCTTGAAGTTTAGTTGAAGCACCTACCAAAGAATTATTGTATAGTGTACCATCATTCTGGGCAGTGATCGAATGATTCTCATTAGTAAGGTCTAAGACGATTGCTGAACTACCGTCTGTTGATATCTTTACAGGAATAGTCCAAGTCAAGTCTGTATCGTCGCCAGCAAGATCTTTACTTGTTGCGGTAGTGCGAGACATCCATAGAGAATCGCCAGCTGAATTAGATGCTGGCGCGTCTTCTGTCCAATTTCCTAAATCAACACTATCATCTCCTGTCCCATAAGATCCTGACGGAAGACTAGACATTACATCACTATCGAAACTATATGATCCTCCTATAGGCTTGTTTGGTTGTTCAGGTGATCTTATAAAAATCTGGCCGGAGAAAGACGAGTATCCGTCTTCGCCATTATTGTGATCTAAGTAAGGATCACACCAACCCTCGCCGCCCAGATCTATTCCAGTATCACCATTAATCGCGAAAGTCATTTCACTTTCGAATATGGTGCCTGTTTCACTAGGAGGAATTTCGCTTACATGATCCCACCACCCTTTAGGAGGAACGACAGAGTTGCCTGGGATTTGGTTATTAACATCTAGATAATATGTGTTTAGTAATTGTGTGTCGATCACAGGATCTTCTGATGCTGGATCAACAGGATTCTGACCGAAGTTTACTAAACCACCTACTGGAGTATCTGGTTCTGAAGCATCTTCAGTGACCACGTGCTTCTTAACAATTCTTACGAGATATGTTGATCGTCCATCACGACCCGCACCACCAGCGGTAGTTTGGTCTGGAATAGACCAGCTAATATCATTATCTTCTGTAAGTGGTTCGTCGCTTCCTGAATTAGCAGGGGGTTGAGTTGACGCAACACCCGTCGTCACATATAATTTGTAATTTTCATTGTTTTCATCTGGGTTATCAAGTATTACTTGTGACCACCCCAAGTCATCATCACTACCAACAGTTGGTAATATTAGTTTTTTATTTGTAAAGTTGAACTTCGCATAATCGTTAGCAGGCTCAGTCAATGAGTCAGCCGTAGACCACTTGTAAAGATTCAACTGAAGGAAACTATAACCATTTTCAGCATCGATCGCGTAGTTTACAGATAACTTAGGATCTGTAAAAGTTAACGACCCATCAACGCCATACCATCCTGCTAAGGAAGCTACAGTCGAGACTTCCCACAAATCTTTAGGGTCATCTAGATCTAATGCTGGTGGTTCTTCATACCAGAGACCCGTAGAACTAGCGCCCGAAACGTTTCCACTAGCAGTCTTGATAAATTCATTAGAGGTAAAACTATATACGACGCTGTTGCCCGAGTCAATCGCAGCTGGTGGTACAATATTACCGTTCGTATCATATGTCCTAGACTTGCGCATATAAAGCGATGCTCTATATGTTGACCTTGACTGAAGAATTTCTGGTACTGGTTCACTCCATCCTGGGGGATCTTCAACACTTGCCGTACCCGTGTCACCTTCGATAAGGAAACTATATGTTGACGACCAAATGTCTCCTCTTATTTTCGGATCTTGACTCTCCCCCCAAGCATAAACTGCGTTTAGCGAAGAGAACCATGAGTCACTATCGCCGCGAGTAAATGTATTGTCGCCAAAGTTTAGAGTTCCTGTTGCCTCTGGTTTGTCAGGTGGATTTAACCCGTCCGAAGGTTCCCAACCATCTGGACGCTCTACCATTTTGTAGAGTGAGATTTCTGTGACCGAAGTTCCGTTAAGACCGGTTGTTGCGATTAATGGATCAGACCATAAAATTGACGTATCTATACGGCCGTCAGCATCAGAGGAAATACCACCTATCACATATAGTTGGCCATCGTTAACGCTGCCATATGGAGTTTCTTTCCACCCGTCGGGGGCAGAATATTCGCGAGTATCAAAGTTGAAAGAACCTACGTCATCACCATCATCTGCCGAAGGTTGATCGCCGCTGGACAACGTTGTTGATGATCTCTTGTATGCTAATAACTGGGCATACTGATCTTGACCGCTATTATCTACTGGTGTTCCACCAATAAGATAAGGGATAGACCACTGTCCACCGGAAATTAAATCTGTATCTGACTGTATGTCTACAAACCTATAATTACACGCCCATACTTTAGAAGGATCCCCACTTACTGCGGCGGGTAAGTTTTCATACCAAGTAACGTCAGTTGCTGGAGGAGGAGTCAATAGACCTTGATTGTCGTTTGCAGCAAAATCATATGACCCACCAGTAGGTTGATTAGGATTTGTTTCAGATCTTGTGTAGACAGTTGCGTGAAAGGTTGATGACCCAGAACCACCGCCACCAGTATTATTATCTGTTTTATTAGTCCATCTGACGCCGTCCCACTTCAAAACTTCGCCCGTAGCAAGAGTCGTAAATTCTACATCTGATAGTTCGTCAAGGGATGTCGCGCCACCACTACCCACATCACTCTTGTTCGCAAGTTCGACCCATTGTCCACCGTGCGCAAAGTATGCAGCACCAGTGGCATGAACATGCGCGAACATACCATGATAAGCAGAAGCGTCCGGTAGGTCTGCCTCAGTAGGAAATACATTGCTGTATAGAATCTTGTTGCTACCAAGGTCTAATGTAGTAGACGCGAGGAATGCACGAATTTCAGCCTCAGTAAATCCCGTATCATCATTAATCTTACCGATTTCAGACAATATAAGGGCAATAACTTCTGCCTCAGTCAGACCAGCATTAGCCATAACCTCAACGAAGTTTTCATTGATCTTATCGATAGCAGAATTAATATGATCTGCAAGATTAATGGTTTTTATGTTACTCATTCACTTCCCCTGATAAACCCATAAGCAGTTCTTTGATTTGTCGCATGTCATCTTTCAACCCCTTTACTTCTTCTGTAAGGGAGTTGATGTGATCTTGCCTCTCTCGTTGTACTCTGCTTTGGTTCCTCGCGTTTTGTATTTCGGATTTGTTAGTATTTAGTATGGCACCAGTACGGCTATCTCGCACTAGATTGTTATGACCTTTGACCTTTAAATGCTTATTCATAATCATCAATCTACAGTAAAAGGTTTGAAAGGTCTATCTGCACATTCCCTATTTGTTGTAGATCACCTAAGTCGATGTTTTCAAAAACATCAGGATCTATTTGAAATATTCTATAGAAAAAGTATTGTGTATCATTTATATAACCAGACGATTCGTTGAATCCCCTCAAATAGACCATTCCATCAGTACCAGTCAAGAATCCATTTTGAATCACAGTGCCCTCCTTTTCCAATTGTGAATTGTCATAAGGCACCTCATTGCCATTCCACATAATAAGAGGAACGAATCCAATATCGCCGTTTCCTTGAGCGTCTATCATAGCGTAATAGTACTCAGGTTCATCTTGCCCTCTGTAATATTCGCCATACTGAGGTTGAGGTTCTGGCTCAGGTTCAGGCTCCGGTTCTGGCTCTGGTTCTGGCTCCGGTTCTGGCTCGGGTTCTGGTTCTGGCTCAGGTTGAGGTTCTGGTTCTGGTTCTGGTTCTGGCTCAGGTTCTGGCTCAGGTTGAGGTTCAGGTTCAGGACTTGGCGCAGGTGTATCTACAGGATTTAGGTCCAGATCTACTTGTTGTCCTGTTTTCTGTAGTCCACTCGCAGTGATCAAAGAGATCGCACGAAGGTCTGTAATCATAGGAGACTTAGATGAATTATCAGACTTCATTACAATCATGACTTGGAATACAGTAAATGGTTCTGAGTCTAGTGTGTACTCATAGTCTCGGAAAATGTCTGGATTCTCATCTGTAGGCATTGGTGTGTCAATTTCAATTCTGTACCACCATGCGTCTGCAAACTCATTTTCATCCAGAGATGTACGTGCGTAGACTTCAAACTCTGCGCCACGTGCTCGGTTCGCTGCGAAGATAATCTTCAGACCTTCTGACAACTCATCAATAATCACAGGTGTTGTAATGTGTTGAGTTGCATTGCCCGCGTCAATAACATTTTCTAGGGTGACCATCGAAACTCTTTGTAGATCTACTACAGGAGAAACTTTAGGGTCACTGGTTGCCATATTCAATACAAACTCTAAAGACTTGGCACTACCGTTATCTGAAGTAGCGACAACGTTTGGGTTAGTATTGACATTTAGATCATTCAACGATACAGTTTGTGTTCTAGGCGGCTGTGGGTCTGCTGAGTATGGATGCCTTTCAAACGTGCGTCCAGCAGCTCCCGCGCCATATGATTTCGCCTTAGATTTCTTCACGGTAGATTGAATGCTTGTCATGTTAGGTGTAAATGACTGCACTTGCGGAATATACTGGTCATATACTACTTGTTGCGTTGCAGTAACATTGTTACCTCCGCCCTGCGCCGAACGTTCAGCGTTCGAAGGTATTGTGATAGTATACCCTTCCCATGTAGGGTGCTCTAACACAAAAGCGCCATTCAGGACATCTGCTCCAACGCCTCCAACATCACTTGATACGTCAGAGAAAACGACTGTGTCCCCGTGACTAAACCCGTGACCTTGATGCCGAACATTTACTTTATTTGACCTTTCTTCATCTGCAGTAGTCTCAAACGGACTTTGAATCAAAGTCACTTTAGGCAATTCTGCGTTCTCTAGGTGTAGTACACCAGAAGAAGTAAACTCCGCACGATCTAGTTTGAACATCAAGTCCTTAGTTTGATCTGGTGTCCATGTTGATCCGTTCTGTGAAAGGAATAGCGAACCCAATGTAGGCTGTCGGTTTACACGACGGTCATTGTCAGGTCCTACGACAAACTCATAGGTCTGAGCAGTATATACGTTGTAGTCTACAGACTCAGCAAGTAACACTATAGCATACTCTTCACCAGAAGTCAAGTAAATTGGTTCATCAAATACAACTTCTGTTCCTCTTCCAGAGAGATAATCTATGCCTTGTTCTTGTGCGTCTGCTAAAGGTGTTACTGTAACATCTTCAGAATTGACAAACTTTACCGATCCTGGAACAATACGGTTAGTAGGAAGTCCATTTTCTACTGCTCGAATCTGAACCTGCATAGGAATAACAGAATCTTTACTCTCAACATAAACATGCGCTTTAGTAATAAAGATTCCATTGGGGTTTTCTACTTGATCGACGAAGAAAGTCTGCGCAAGTGGATCACGCCAGTAAGTTGTTTCTACAATACGTGTTGTACGCATAGTACGTTGTACTGTCTCGATGGTTCCTACCGAAGTGTATCCCGCGCGACTAATAGTGGTTGATTCTTCTTCATCATTTACACTAATGTCAAGCAGTTTGAATTCTTGACGACCTGTGCGGAAAGCAATATCCGGAGTGTTAGGCAGGAAGAACGAACCGATCAACTCGCCTTTACTATCTGTTACTAGATCTCCCTTGCCGCCTAGTGCAGGTGGGTACGAAGTTGCGTTCGCATATTCGTTACCGTACTCAGTAGGGTCGTCTGAGAAGTTTACGTAAGTAGACTCTGGTCGCACCCAATCAGATACACTCTTGTTTCCAAAATAAGCAAAGAGCCTTGTATTAGGTCGTAGACCTTGAACACGGAAACTAATCTTACGTGAACGCATGAACGGAATAATTTCAACGTCTAAGATGCGTTCGCCAATAAATTCTTGAATTGTTTTTTCAGTAACCTTAGATCTAATTCTATTATTAGGTCGACTGAAGAATGTTGGTAGGTATGTGTTGATACGACGTACCACATTTTGCATGATATCTGGAAGTCGCTTCACTTCTACCCATTCGTCAGATGAAGGCGATAACGTCATGTGTCCGTTTGAAGTGATTACCGCAAACGGGTTGATGTTATCAGTTCCAGTCGCTAGTGTCTGAGAGACGAAAGTTTCGTCTGTATGTGGAAGAGTGACAAGATCGCCTTTCTTAGATATAACATTATCTGTATTAGATGCATTATACATCAATCGCACAGAATTCTCAACGAACGATGGTCTTAGTAGACCTTCTGGGTCCACCGACGCACGATATGCTGGATTATGCACATCACAGAAGTTTAGCGTGCTGAAATTATCCGCGATGAACCCTGCCTTTGTACGGTTGTTACCGTTCGCATCAAGCACCGAAAGCACATTCGTATTAGTCTCAAGGAAACTCAATGCGGTCAATTCGTACAAGGTCTCTACACGATCAGACAATTTAGAGATGTCTTTCATCGTGAATCGGCGGTTAGGTATATATGTGCTGATTACATCTGAACGGTCGAATGTGTATGCGTTCAATGTGAACTTGTATAATGCTAATGATCCTGCAGGGACTTCTGGTTCACGAGGATCGATTGCAGGTTGACCACGAACGACTTGTAACTCACCAAATCCTATATCTCCACGACTGTCTGTAGCATTCACTACAAGAACGTCTGTACGTGGCATGTAGTAGTCTAGTTCATTGATTATAATTGATGAAGCATTCTGTGGTAACTCAGAAACAGTAAAGTCATAAGGACTAGTAGAGTTTCGGTCTGGCCTAAAGTCTAACACATCGCGTAAAGAGACAGTCTCTCCAGTACTTAAAGTTGTATGACTAGGGATGTCTTCATAATCTACATCTTGATATGAGCTTGCAGCGAAGAACTTACCGCCACCTATCCGATCATAGTATGTGAAAGTTACCTGTACCTGTTCACCGTCCGAAGGTAAAGTATACCCACTCTTCAACATTATTTGTGCGAGACCATAATAGTTGTCTCGCTGACCGCCATCTAAAGTAAATTGGTGTGTAATGTCTTCCGCGTCTGTCCAAAGGGTTGTCGAATTCTCTCTGATCTTCACTTCATCAAGAGATATGCCATCAACAACACCTAGACCGATGGTCTCTATACCTGATTCTGATAGGGATAAACTAATTACATTGGTCGTAACAGTTTTAGTCTTAGGACTTATAGATTCTTGTTTGAAGTATGCGATATCATATGCCTTCGCGTCATCGAGGCCCGTGATTACGTATATGCCGTTTGAAAGTGTGACAATTTTGTCTTTGAGGGTTTCGCCGTTTAGAATAGGTCCGCCTGATTCTGCAATAACCCATTGATTTTCTTCAACCCCGTCATTAATTTGTATTTCTCCATTTGTAGGAGTTCTCGCAAAAATAAACGTTTGAGCAGTATAAGAAGCGTTCTGAATACTAAGTTTTGACGGCGACTTATATGGAAGCGCGAACAACAGATCGTTGTTAGATGTGCCATACAATGTAGTGTCAAAGGTAAGAGGCGTTTGATCCGGATCTGTATCAAAGGTCAAAGGTCTTAGAGGCATTACATTACCATTAGACTCATCAACAAGTTTCGTAACTTTTGAAAACGAATGTCGAATATTTGAAGTGATGTCTCCTGGATTAACAAGATTCATCTTGATATCAAAAAGATATAGTCTATAACCTACTTGGTCTGGTTGAATGCCACGAATGTGTGCAGATCCTATAACAACATCGTTGATGTCAACTAAGTTAACACCGCCGAATACATTTAGACGGCCGAAACCCTGTGTTCGATCTGGGTCAATGTACACCCAGTTACCGTATACTGCAGGTACTGCTTCTAGCTCTTGTGTTCGCGTATCACGCGCTTTCGGTACGGTGATGTCAGTAGTACCCACCTCCAAACGATAACCGTCTACGTACGCGACACCCTCTGTCACGTCTAGGTTTAGATTTGTTTCGTCGTCATCTATATCTTCAAAGATTGCTTTGAAGTCTTCGACAACATAATCGCCCGACTCTTCTTTTGTACGAATCGCCAGTAGATCGTTGATACGATTATATGCATCGAAAGAACTCACTTCGCGAGTAATGACGCCGTCGACAATACGTGCAACGAATACAAAATTATTACTTGATTCATCAAGAACGCTAGGTACGAGTCTGATTTGATATCGGTGCGCGCCAGGAGATGTTAGATTAGGAACCTCACCTTGATTGTCGTGTAAGTTTTCATCTTCGCTTTCTGTGATGATATTCTCTTCGACACGAAACCCAAAGTCTACTGTAGGAACGCCACTATACTTGTCAATAAATGCACTGCCACCGCTTAGATAAACGAAGTGACCCTGTACAAAGAAATCACCCGAGGCAAAGTATGCTTTTGTTGCTTTACCAGATCCTGGGATGACCTTCACGGTCACACCATTTTCTACAACAGGTTTATCTGCCGCAACGACCATAGTGGGAGTAGTTGCTCCCACAACACGAACCAGCGTATCACCAGAAGAAACTCTGGGGGCTGTCGTTGTATCAACATCATTAAGAGTATTTGTGTATTGGACATACAACGTAATAGGATCTTCACCCTCTATATTGTACATCTCTAAAATCTTGAATTGTACAGAGCCGTTAGTTAGTTCTACGCCGATAAGGGATTCATCGTAAGTACTTTCTGCGGTGAGTCGAATGTACTCTAAACCATTATCAACGGTCGCGCCACCTGGATTGACCATTGCACCTTCTTTGAAGATGTTTTGACCAAACCGCGCAATCTCTTCATGAATGATTCTTTGAGATTCTGTTAACTCTCGCGCTTGTAGTGCGCGACCTGAATTGTACAATACACGATGATACCCGTCTTCCTTATCATAGAAGTCTCGGTATGTTTCGCGAAAAACTTTATTAGTATAATCAGTCATCGTGTATCCTATATTGTAATAACGACTTTAATGTCTTCTTGTTGTTCTGCGTCTCTAATGATTCGATAACGGTTTTCAATGTATAGAACCTGACCGCTATACCTATCTATTTCTTGTCTAAAGGTCAATCCCGTGACAGTCGCTTCCGCGTCTGATCCAACTTCTTTAATTAAATCGCCTAGTTCAAAGGGAAGATACCCTGTACTTTCGTTTTGATGGTACAGTAAGTGCTGACCAACAGATTCATTGACATATGCTTCTGCAGGGTAATCGCCTTGACCCTTAATAAGGCTACCATTAGAGAACGGGGAGTCTGCGTCAAAATGCATGACCGACATAACTTTACCAGAAATTTCTGTATATGGAGCGCCGTCTAATGCTAAAGGATCTTGAATAACACCGATCTGACGGAACTCATTCTCTACAATAAATGTATTGCCTTCCGTACCGTCTGGTTTAATGTTTAACATAACCGAACTTGTTTTTAAATCATCTACTGGATCGTTACCCATGTGTTTAGTGATCACTGCGCGTGTTTCGCACTCAGTAGTAGGCGTTCCGTCTAGGACAAACGATGCACGGGTATACCCCGAACCGTAGTTTGTCATCGTAATCTTTACGACCTCACCGCCGACCATAGTCGCGACTGCCGCAGCACCAGAACCATCACCCACAACTTCTACGGTAGGGGTAGTTGTATACCCTGACCCCTTACTCGTCACTTCACAACGAATGATCTCGCCCTTAACTGCGGCATTGATCACGTTCATCTGCAAGTCTTCAATCGCAGAGTTGTCGCAGTTAGATACTGGACCTGTCAGACTGACTGGTACGTGGTTGCTAGAAAGGTATTGGAAGATTTGCTGAGGGGTCAACTTGTATAGAAACTTCCATACGTAACCGTCCGAAGTTCGGAATGGTCGAGTGTAGTCTACGTTGAGTTCGCAATAACTAGGCTTGACAGTAGAAGTGACGATATTACCATCACCATCACGACCTGTCTCTAGGCAGACATAGACTTCCTTGGCGTCGTTTAAAACATAGAACGCGGTATCTTCTTCGGCGTTCTTAACGTCTGACCACTCGTGATATATCGCTTCAGAGACCCAGTTGTTTCGTTTTGCGACGATGATTGCACCTTCTACTTTCTTGATAGACTGTAGATTGTGGCGAAACTCGCTCTCTTCTAGGTTGCCGTCTATAGGCAAGTAAGGATAGTCAACGATGGTTTCGCCATCAACTACTGCGGTTGGGAAAACATCTGACTTACCAATACCGATATAAAATTCTTTTTCTGTACCAATAACATCTGCGAGAAATCGTTTCGCAAGGTCTTGATTAAATGTTTGTCTTACTGTTGCTGGCATTATATTTTCCCATTAAAAAGGTATAACTTATATATAGTCGTCGTTTTGATATTATGACAACTTTCCTATGAAGACCCTTGTCAACCCTGCCGAATCTTGAATTGTTATTGTATCGTCGCTCAAGATCATACCTGATTGATCTCCTGTTGTAGCGCCGCCACTATTTTCTATACCGGATAGTTTTATCGTATTGGCGTCGATACGACCGCCGTTAATTACAGTCGATCCTGCAGGGCCCACCGATGTCGGATCGAGAACTGGAATTGGAGTTCCGTCGTTGTTTAATTCAATACTTCCAGCAGTGGTGTTCGTGAACGACACCACACCATTGAAACTGATCAATGATCGTACAGCACTGCCTGTGTCTGTAGTATATTCCGCATCACCATCAGCATCAACAAAAACAAGATCTGACCAATAGACCGTCGTGGACGGTGAAACTGCAACCTCTGGGGCAGACAGAGACCAGTTCGTAGTATCACTTAAAACGACAGCACCTGTTGCCCAAGTGATAGTACCACTTGGTGGAGTAGTGCTTGTTGTACTGTATGCACGGAATGTTGAATATCGACCTGCTGGGTCACCGTTACTTCCGACGAACGGGACGAATGTTTGTTCGTGTGTGCCACTAGGTACATTTGTTGGTCTGGTTCCGGAGTACTCTAGGAACGTTACCCAATTTCGACCAGTGGAATAAGATATGAAAGTGTGACTATCTTGTGTTGGGTTTGCTCTGTTTGCATAAATCGGAATGATGCCTTGTGCATCTGGTGCGTTCGGAGTCTCTCCTACGAACTTGATCCATTCCAAAGTACCCGTCAAATTGGAAAGGTCAGAGTTTGGTTTATTCTCTATGCCGACCCATTCATAATATAAGACATATTCCTGTCCAGTCTGTCGAACAGTATTTTTACCATCACCACTAGAATCATTTGCATAGATTACTGTGACCCCTTCTGAAGTACCCGCATCCCCGTCAGTGATATCGAAGTTCGTGCTTCCGTCTGTATCAACAACAGTGACTGTTGTCACTCCGGTGGTTGCATTATAACTGGTCGATATTGTTGGAGACACAGCAACGAATGGAACGAAAGTATTCGTGTGCGCGTCACTAGGCACCGATGTCGGTTTTGTAATTGTCCACTCATAGAACGTCACGTAGGTGTTGCTACCTAGGGTCAACGATAAATTGGTGTTTGCATCTGGGTCTGAGATAGGAGAATAGATAGGAATCACGCCGGAATCGGTAGCATTCTCACCTATGTACTTGACCCATCCATTATTGGTATTTGGTATCTCACTTAGAGTGGGTTTTGTACCCGACCACTCATAGTACCTTACGTACTGTAGATTAGGTCCTGGTGCTAGACTCTTATCAGCGCCATTGGCATTCGATGCATAGACAACGATAACCCCTTCATTGGTAGCAGGATTACCGTCACTAATTACTATCGTTGATCCATCACTCAAAGTGATTGTTTGGTTCAGTCCGTCTCTGTCTGTATCAGTAACAGTTAACGGTAGAGCATTTTCACCACCAACACCGACAATCTGTGCGGCACCAAACTCACTTCCCGCAATGAGGTCTGTAGATCCACGTGAAACGGCAGATCCCTGAATGACCCAAAGGTATTCTCCGTTTGTGATTGACGGAGCACTCTGAGTCCATCCTTTAAAATCAGCACCGGACTCTGCGGTCAACAAACCAGTAGAAAAGGTGTGCTTGAAACTACCCGTCGGGTCTGCTGGAGCACTTGACGCATTACTGTTTTTGTTGTATAGTTGTACGACTGCAGTGTTGTATCCGTCTAGCCCTGTTCCTGATAAAACAGTTGCGGCGCTCGCATTAAATTCAGATGCTGGAATCGTGTCTGTTGTGGAAGTGCTAGATGCAGTTGCTTGCTTCACCCAAACATAATTTCCTGGGGCAACAGTAGGTAAGTCTTGAGACCACCCGTTTAGATTCCCACCTGACAAATTACCCGTTGCATAAGTGAAGGTGAAGTCGCCCGATGGATTTCCAGTAGGTGCCGTGGTATTGCTTGCACCTGCTTTGAATATAAAGACCGTCGCAACACTTGTTGCTGGATCTGGTTGTGTCGGTTGAAAACCAACACGTGAAAGAACAACAGGACCGTTCCAATCATCTTTATCAAACGTTGCGGTAGATACTGTCGAACCTTCTAATGTGATGGACACCATCCACAATGCTTCTGAGAAAGAAAGGGTCTCGGGAATGGTCGACCAGTTATCAAAAGCAGTGGAGACACTGGCAGTCAGTACTCCACTTAAAAAGTTATATTCAAAGTTCCCCTGTGGTACAGTTGGTTCACTAGCATCTGCACTAGTCTTATAAAAGTATTGCAGTGTTACTCTTGACGTACCATCATGTAGGTCTACGAAAGTAGCTGTGTCTTGAGCTGTTTTTACAGTTGCCATGGGGGAACTCGCTTTGTTATCAAATTAATTATTCAGTTGTTACAGTAACGGTACAAGTAATGCTAACTGGCTCGCCTGTGTCTGGAACGTTTGATGGTCCAATAATAAGCTCATCAAGTCCATAACCTTCAGCAGCAGTGCCGGTAGTAGAAGGAACTCCATTAGCGTCTGTAGAAATCACACCAGTTTCCGTATTGTAGTAGACCTGTGTTTCATCAAGGTATTCCCAATCATAATGAACTCTTGGGTAATTATTATCTCCAGCATCAAACATTGGAAGTCCTGTAGTAGCATCATAGACTTTAGCGATAGCAGTAATAGGGCTGCCTGAATTATTACGGAAGACGCCGTTATTTGGAACGATGTTGACGTAAACCGCACCAGCCCCTGATCGAACTTTAGCAAAAGTTACTGCGTCCTTTCCAGCATTTACGCCTTTTACGCGAACCGTTAGTGTAGCGACGCTGCTGCCTAGGTTTTCTTTCTTGATCAAAAGTCGAGCACCATTGCCCAAATTTGTCGGTAATGTTCCTGTTAAATATGTTCCTGACCCATCAGTATCATATCCTGCGATTCCGCCTGGATTGTCACCTGTTGATGTCTGAGCGACATAAGGAAGGCCGTCCTTTGAGGTTTCGTAACTGAGTGCGCCAGGATTTCCGGTGACATCGATTTCAAGATCAGCATCGAGCTGACTTGGTAGCATTACACCATTAGCATCAGCAGAGAACATTTGGCTTGATGGTGTTAAGTTAATGACAGTGCCACCAGCACCATCTTGAACTCGGTTTACTGATATTTCTAAGTTGAAGTTATTAATTGATCCTGCGTTGTTGTAGTAGACAGGTACTGTTACTTTGTTGATATTAGCAATACCAATAGCATCAGCTGTAATTTCACCAGTGCTTGAGTCTACTACGAATTCCCAACCAGAAGATGAAGAAGCAAGTGTTCCTATTCCGAACTTTCCAGCTTGTGGTTCGGTTCCTACAGAATATGTCTGTGGGGTTCCACCCACAAACACTTTCACATAACTTGAGAAAAGTCCTATAGTGTCTTGGTGTACTACGCCAGCGTCGTTAGCAACGAATGAATGGTTTTCGTTAGTTAAGAACGCTGTTACTGAATCTTGACCATCTTTCAGGTCAGTTAAGGTTATGGCGGCCGTGGCCGTTCTTGTTGCCATGATTAATCCTCTTGAATTTTGTCTGTAATGGTTAATTGTAAGTTTAGCGTTCCTTGATTAGGTACCGCTTGGGCATCAATAAAAATCGATCTGAGCTCTCCATTTGAAAATGAACTAGAAGAACTTTTTGCAGGAACACCGAACCCAACTGGGCATACGCCATCAGTTGCAGTAACGATTTCCCCATTCAAATGAGAAACTTCACGTGTAGATAAATTGACACATACAGGATTCTCACCATCGGACCATTCGTAATTAAAGTTAGAATAGTCGTCTGTTATCAAACTTTCACCATCTGCAATGATATTTGCTTTTAGTTCTGTTTGACCTTGATCTTCTCTGAAAACATTTCCATTAGAAGATACAATATTTACATCAAGGTCTTCAAAACCTCGATCAAAAATTAAAACTGGATTAGACCACCGGCTAGGTTCTACCGTAACTGAATCTTCAGCGCTTATCAAAACAGCCTGAATCAAAAATACAAACCTTCCGGAACTAATAGGAGGGGCTTCTGTCTGCCACTCTTTAAAATCTAAATCCGTAGTGTCAACTTTTGTTAAGTTTCCGGTTTCAAACGTGTAGATCGTAGAAAAATCTATATCTTCTTCTGGCGGTAAAATATCTGAAGAAAATGATTTGTACAAAAGAATATTTGCTGAATTCGCACCATCGGTGATATTTAGTTTTTCTAATTGATCTTGTATTTCTTGGTCGATCAATGCCCGAATGGCGTCCATGTCAACATTTCCGTCGCCTCCGCCTAAAGCGATCAAGTAGTACAACTCTTCGAAGTTGTCGTTGATCTTCTCACCAGCACTTCGTAAAGTGTCTCCGGTGCCGTCGTTAGCACCTACTCCGAGATTTAATTTTTGCTGAGACATGAATAATCTACCTGTTAAAGTTTTATTTTTCTATTTATATCTATCCGGCGACTTGTATTGGGATAGTTCTTGTCATCGTTGTTGAAATAGGGTAGTTGTCGTAACTACTTTGCCTCCAACCATCGAAGAACGTAGAAACTGTGACCGATAAGTCTTGACCTCCAGTAATATTACCTAGTTTGGCGTTAAATATTATTTCAGGGAACTGGTCACCTCTAGGGTTCGGGTCTACGATATCTGATTGATGAAGGTCGATAACTACCGTTCCAAGTGAGTCTCCGTAGTCATCTACCCAACCATTACCAAACTCGAACGTCACTTGCTGACCATTTAATGCGTACCCTCGATTTATAAAGAATTCAACACTTTCAGTATTGGCATCGATAGTAAGAGTTTCAGAAACGAATCCGTTTTGACTATTTTCATATGCCTGTACCCACGGTTTCCAAACACTGAATGCGACATGAGTAAAGGCATCATCTGGCCATTCAATTAAAGCGTGTGGTGAAAGATTAATAATAACATTTGGATCGGTAAGGTCTACACTAGGGTTGGCAATTCCCGACAACTTTGCATTAACTGTTATTTCGTGTTCGGAGTATGTGAGTCTCGAAAATCCACCGATTAAGGCTTTGAAGTTCACTTCCACTTCCATAGGAATGGAAGGGTCTAGTGACAGATCAGCCTCTTGAATTGTCAATGAAATGACTTTCTGTCCGTCTTCAATGCTCTCCGAATCCGTTATTACTATATTTTGGGAGTCGTCTGGATTGGTGTAATTAATAGAAACTATGTCAAATTGTGGGTCTTTAATCGATCCGGATCCTAATTGTTCTTCTGATATCCACCTTCCGGTGTCTATTAGGACGTAGGAACTAGTCCAGCTTGGATCACGACTTTCTACTTTATATGTACCATCATTATTATACGTAACACTAATACGCGTTCGTCTTGGTAATTGAGATATCCAAGGAGAGAGGTTTCCGTTATTATAAGAACCGTAAAGTTTCCTACGAGTACTTTCAGCATTCACTGATATCGGTTCTGGCCAATACAACACAGGATAATTAAGTGGTTCGGTCAGATTGAAATCATCTACGTATTGTATAGGAATTTCCGATGTATAGTAAACGGATCTCCGGAGATCTTCACCTTCATATTGAATATAAGATTCATTCAATCGTGGATTGATAATATCTGGATAATACTTGTTTTGAACCTGATATCCAAGTGACCCATCACCACTCTTTAAAATGCCACCAGCATACGGGGCATTAATCACAGTAGGAGAGGACCAAGACCCATTAGTAAATTCATATAGTTCAGACTTACCCTGATAATCTTCTCCGGGCCAGCCATAACCCGCTGAGAAACCATTATCCGAGACGAGTATTTTGTCTTCTAATACCGTTATATTAGGAACTAACCAGCGGGGAACGTTGTATAAACGTCCTTCCCACACTTCAGGTCCAATTCCTTGAGGGACAGTAACAACATCACCAGGATCGTCACTACTAAGGTACTGTTTCATAGTACCGTCACCAACAAAAATATCAAGTTCTTGTTCTGGTTCAAAAATATTCAACCCGTCCGGTCCATTTGGGTTGTTAGATGCTTGGGTGATAATATCTTCTATGTCGTGAATCCAAATTTTAGGAGTCCAAGTACCGGATGTAGTTATGTGATGGTTACTAGGTGGAATCCAACCTGAATGTATTATTTTTACTTTACCATCTATCGTTGCGACTTTGGTGTCGTCTGTCGATCTCTGCCACCTTGGAATATCGAGAGATCCCATGAATGATAATCCTGTATAGTCATGAGTGACCCCATACGCATTATCTTCTTGATAAGAGAAGTTTTCTAAATTATCTAAGTCTAAAACCCCAATGCTTTTTCCATAGTAATTGAAACTGCGATAAGCACCTCCCCACCATCTACTAGATGAATCAACGAAAACTAACCAACGATCATCATGGATGAACAGACTTTTATTTGGATTTGTGGACGGAGTCTTGTGCCATCCAGTCATTGGGTCGCCAGGTATTTGTAATCTACGTGCCTTTAGTTGAAATTCTAATAGTTTGTTGAACTGATCATCGTATATGGTAACCTTGCGTCCGTATGGAAGTCCGTTTTCAATCTGGGAGTTGGATATAAAGTGACCTTCTAAATCATTAAATATAATATGTCTGTTTGCAGTTGATATAATATGCGCACCAAAAGTACTTGTTGCATACATCCCAGATTTTGAGTATGTTCCGTCTGCCATAATATTATCCCTCTCTTATGATGCTATAGTAGTTTGATTGTTCGTTTTCACCATAAGATCCTCTGAGAGCCCCTCTCAAATAAGTATCTCCGTCATCGGTGGTTATTCTACTTGGAATTGTTTGACCGTCTGGTATTTCTTCTTGATACACCTTAATGTTATTCCACATTAAAATAAGTGAAGTTGATGGGTCGTCGTTATCTGACTCGACAACATACTCAGACCACTCATACCTAGGGACCGATCCTGACCAATGAGGTTGATTGTTTGGTAGATCTGGTTCTGGTTCAGCAACATATGTATCTGTTGAGTATCCACCGTTGGTTACAATTTTAGGGTCAAGTAAGTAGTGCTGTAAAACCTTTCGTTTACCAGCAAGGTTAAGTTTGTTCCAGAAAGGATCCAACACACCATCTTGTTGTGATGTCATAAGACCCTCTTGTGTCGCAATTTCTTTTAATCCCGTAACATTCATAGTATGAAGTTCTAGGTTCTTTACTCTTTGTATATCCACTAAAGAGTAGACATATAACGCACCGAGTCCATACGATCCATCCTCTTGTATCAAACTTTCGTCGGTGCTTGCTAATATATGAGAGTCTGACGCTTTGATCGTTTTAAAAGATCTACCGACCGTAACATTCGATACATTTTCCATTTCTAGGTCGATCAATCTCTGAATAGTCGGTGCCGTATCAAGTTGTATTGCTGGTCTGTGACTTGATCCAGTATACAAACTGTTGAATTCAAGATCATCATTAACGTCACTTTCGAAGTGCACACCAGTTCCTACCACCATAATGTTTTCGTCTATAGTTGGTTCCGGCTCAGGTTCTGGTTGAGGTTCCGGTTCCGGTTGTGGTTCAGGTTCTGGTTGTGGTTCAGGTTCTGGTTGTGGTTCAGACGACCCAGAAGTTTTTGTTACACCAAAGTATTTCGAGTTAACTGCACCATACGAACCTTCTAATGTTCCTCGGGTATAAGTGTTTCCGTCGACACCTGTGACACTCAAAGGGACATCATCCGGCGAATCGAATGTTCCTTGGAAGGCTATTTGATCATTATAAAACACCATCAAGGTAATGCTTAATGTCCCATCATCTGGGTAGTCGTATTCTGACCACTCAAACCTAGGGCTTGCGATCCAATATTCAACTCCATCTGGATATTCTGGCTCAGGTTCCGGTTCTGGTTCTGGTTCTGGCTCAGGTTCCGGTTCTGGTTCTGGTTCTGGTTCAGGTTGCGGTTCTGGTTCCGGTTCTGGTTCTGGTTGTGGCTCAGGTTCTGGTTCTGGACCTGGAGGATCCACAACTTCTTTGATGAAATACAATGTGTCTTCATCTTTAGATGTTATCGCATCATACTCAGATTGCGTTCCAACCCATACGTTGATTGTATCACCTGAGTTTTGATCTATAATACTCATGTTAGTTTCCTACGATTATTTGATCGTTGCTATACTGTATAGACGTTATGTTTTCTTCGCCTAGTTTGATTGTTTCAATTCTTGTGTCGCCGAAGAATACATTGAATCCTCTATCTTCGTCTTGCTTAGTAATGACATCAGGTACAGGGTCTGGTTGAATTCTTTTGTTCTGCGTTCTATCGATTAAACTAACGTCTATTGTAGTCTCTGCAAAGTCTGCATCTTTACAATCAAAAACGTCTGATAGGTATATATCATCTTGCCCCACCAAACAAGATCCTGGCGCTTGTGCTGCTGCTAACGTGCCATATAAATCGTTTATTCGTTGTAACGTCATACCTTCGAACAAACGCAAAGTGACTTCGGAACTTAGAATGAAAGACTCATCAACTGGATCAGTCTCTCGCATCGTCATCAAGTCATATTGCGGTGTGGTTGAAGCGTGTACTTCTGTCTCAAGGAACAGGTATGGGGTCTCTAGTGGGTCTGTGCCCTCGCCTAAAGCATCTAAAGTGCCAACACCTTTTGTCTCAACTTCTGCAGCGAGATAGAATCCTGCAGGGTGTACATACTTTTTGTATAGAGAGTCATAGTCAGCAGAAGACAAACCTGTTTTTAAAAGAACAGAAAAGATTTGATATCTGCGGTTGTCTGTAATAAACTTGATTGACTCTGGGCCTATGAGCGAGTTGCCTATACGGTCGTTCAAGTAAAAGATGTTCTCTTTCGGATAAGAGACTTCAACGTCCTCATTGAAGAACATCTTGAAAAATTGTTCAGCAGAATTCTGTGTACCCTTAGTACGGTAGAAATTCGCTAGAAGTCTTGCAGAAAGCCTCGCACGTTCTTCGCGAATGTCCTCTGGAAAGATCGTATGATCAACACCATCACCTATTTCTCTTAGTAGGTAGTCTAGTGCGTCTAGTTCTGTTGTGGTGATATCACGAAGGTCAAACAACTCTTTGATCTTGGCCTCATACGAAATAGAATCGTCTTCTTTCGTATAGTCGTAGTATCTTTCTAGAAACTTGACTAGTAAGGGATACTCAGAATCAAAAAAGTCAGGTAGTAATTCCGATACCTGACTGTTGTGTAATTTGACGTTCGCTCTTTGCATTACAATAGAACCTTAGTGCCATCTCGTTCTACATTCACGAGTACAACTGAGTCGTCTGAAAGTTCAAACAAGTAGTTGCGCAGAGGAGTAATCGTACTTTGATTTCCAGGGGTTGCGGTAACTTCAATAATTCTGTTAGAGTCTCGCTGTATGTTCCATGCTCTAAAATTGACCTCACCGCTTGCAGGTTGATATTCACCCACGTTAGACAACAATACATTATTGTTAGTGTCGTAAACTTGTAGTCGATATGAACCTAGTTCGTTCTTGATCACCGCGTTTTGATTTAGATATCTGAATGTAGATGTTGTGATAACATAATCATCTTTATCCGGTAACGCAAGGGTAAATGGGAAGTTGACTGTGATGTCTCGTTCAATGAAGTCTGGTGGAGTCGTTCCCTTCATTAGATGATAATCGTCTATTTCATCAAAATAAGGTTGCGTATTTATCTGTCGTTGCGCAACGATCTCCATTTTAGAGTTTAGTATCGCGGGACTCTGATCATCTATCAAACTCAATAGGTTTGACCTACGGAAGATAGATCCGAATTTGTCCATCTCATTAAAGAAATAATTAGAGATAAGGTCTGAGATTTGTTGTTTATATACCTCTGTACTCACGGTTGAAAGCGTAGAGTCTAAATTGAACAACGTGGTCAACTTAAGGTAGACGACCTCTGGATCTACGAACTCAGTCTCAATAGACATGATGGATCGGAAGTCTGTAAGGTTGTCGCGAATCAACGTCTTGATTTCGTCTTTAATTGACTCAGTATACCCGTCCAAAAAGTTGATTGATACAAACACAGAACCGAACTTAGGTGGTATGTTATCATTGCCACCCCAAGATATAACGTCTTTTAGGTATTGTCCGTAGAGACTTTTAATAGTTGACGTGTAATCTTCTGCAGTAACAAGTCGCTGTTGAGTGGCGAAGGCACGTGGAGCATTAACTTTTATCTCTGCGATGGATTCTTTCTCTGATCCGCCTGACGCTGGTGATATAGTCACAACTTGCTTACTATACCCATTGAAGGCATCTAAATTAAAATTAGAAGCACCATTAGCGTCAGAACTTGATGTTGCAATATAACTTACTGTGATGACGTTGCCCGCAGAAGGTCTAATGCCTAGTAACTCGCCGTCACCAAAATACATTTCATATTCACCTGCAGGTGTTTCTCTCAACATATAAACACGAGAATTGTTGGTGATCGCAGGTGCAGTCAGAATGTTTTTATAACGCACAGATACGTCAGATGTTGAGTTTTCATATACTTCTACGATCATTGTTGATGTATCAATATCTTCATCTGGAATCACAAAGACGGTTTCGACATCAGCATCAGCGAAGAAGGTCTTAGTCCTCTCTTTACCTTCGTATAGATCAACACCAGAAAAAATAAACTGATCGTCGTCATTTCTGCTTGCGACATATTCTCGATTAGTATAAAATACAAAAGAAGAGTCATCAACTTCTGTATTAAATCTTGTACGAGGTCCGATTATTTCTTCTGTAGTAACGCCTTGTGGATCTGAGATAATAACGTCGACTGTAGCCATAGCAGAAGACTTAGATCTAGGCGTATACCCCAAAGACTCCGCATGCCCCAATACAGAAGAACGTAACTGCGACGTTGACAGAAACGACTCATTGATTGCCATGTTGGCGATCAATGCATTAATGTGTGTATTATATGCTAATACATCTAGAATACTTGACAAACCGCTCGCGTCAAAGTTATAGTCTTTGAACTCTGGAGAGTTTTGAAAATAAGTCTTTAACTTACCTTTAATATTAACAAAATCTAGATCGCTTGTGTTGACCGTCATTTACCTCACCCTTGATATTGCCAGTTCCATAGTTACGACTTCACGCGTATTGACCACTTGAAAGACGATTGTAATAGATACTGAATTGTAGTCTGCTCTTTCTTTAACACGAACTTGTTTTAATCTCGCTCTAGGTTCGAATAATTTTATCTGAGTTTTTATCGATTCTTCGATATCGTATGCATCAATCTCTGTATCCAATTGGAACAAGAGCGATTCTAGGTCGCTGCCATACACAGGTTTGAATGGAATAGATCCTTGACTAGTCAACAAAAGATTCTTAATTGACTGTCGCACAGCCGCCGCTTCTGTCTTTTTGTAGACATCATTTGTGTGCGGATTTCTTTCAAATGAACAATCTATGTCTGAGTTAGTACGCTTCACCGATGTGGTGATAGGCGCATTACTTAGATTGCCATCTTCAATTGAAAATGCTTTACCCATGTTGTGAAACTCTTTTCTTTGTATTTATACTGAAAGTTCTAAGGTTGGTTCAGGTAATTCAGGCAAAGTTACATCAAACGACGTAGGTACACCTAATAATTCAAGTACATCACAGAAAGTCAGTGTCAATAAGTCAAGTAACTTACCTAATCCAATCGCGTCCAAGAACTTCTTGATTACCTTGACCCATAGAAAGAGTAACTCTTTCACGACAATCGTTTTCCAATCTTTCGCTGCGGCGACCAACTTGTCAATCTCTTGTTCAATAGAGATTACGGTCTTGTCAATATCGCCACCAAGTATTTCTTTGAGTGATATATCGAATGGAGAGGGCAGCGGAACTTTTAGGTCCATGATCTCATCGACCATCTGTTGCTTGACCTTGCTTATCTCTTCTTGCGCATCAAAGTTGCGTACATCGGAATCTAGGTCTTCTAACTTTTGTTCTAGTTCCTTTGCCTGATCTTCTATCCGTTGTATCTCACGTTCCATCTTTTGTTTCGCGAGGTCAACCATCGACCGAACCCACTCGCCCATATCAAGAGATAATGGAATAGGTAAGTCGGGTAGACCTAGTGCGTCCCATATCTCCTTAAACATATCAATAAGTTTTTCAAACAACTTGTACATGGTCATAGTACACCATTCCATGACCTCAGTCTTGACATATTTCCAAGTGAGTTTCGCCTTGTACTCATTAACAATCAGTCCGAACTCGCCGTCATAGTACCGCAGTTCTTCTGGCACTAGTTTATAAAACGTGTCAAGTATTTTCGCAGCTTCGTCATTCAACATGCCTCTTGCACTATCGTACGCATCTTGCTCTAACTTACCACTCTTGAAGTCTGCTTCTAGTTGTTCTAGTTTGGCAAAGTATTCTTCTGTATACCCTGATATCTGATTGGTCAACTCTTCTTGATACGCAGGGTCTGTGAGTTTGAGTACATCAATCGACAATCCCAATATATCGACTTCAAACGATATAGGTATGATCTTGTTGATCAACTCTAGAATCTTGACGGGGATAAAGATATGAAACTCTTGGATCAATTCTTCGATGGCATCTTCTGCCTCTTTCTCCCAGTCTCGCACCTGACCCTTCTTCCAGTATGGCGCAAGTAGATCCGCGATACCTTCCATGATATCTTCGAGTTCTTCGATCTTGCTTTCTATCTCTTCTATTACTTGTAGTTCTGCCTTACCTATCTCTTTGTCTATTCCCTTCTCGATCTCTTCGAGCGACAGACCTTTCAGTTTTTTCTCAGCGTCATTGACCTTTGACCTTATCTGTGCGCGGTACTCGTTGATCTGCATTTGTAGATCTGTAGGAATCTCCGCAATCTGATTAAACAGATTGACAAAGTCTGCCTTTTTAGGTAGAGTAGAGTCGCTGCAAGGTAGTTCTATCATGAGTTAAGTCTGACTGATTTGCCTACGAAGATAAGTTCACCGTCTCCAGAAGCTTTGATTTCGATGTTCCCTTTTTCATCCATCGAGATACTCGAACCAGAAAAATGATTGATAGTAAATGTGTCGTTAGTAATTTCCCAGTGAGTGCCACTCTGATGATGTTCCATGATGCGTTCTTTCTCTGGTGTATCATCGTATTCTTTAAAGTGACCACTCTCAGTTTGATATGCTTTATTGTACGGGTACTCGCCGTGTTTTATAGACCTTGGTGGTGAGTCTTTTTCTTTTGGAATAGAACCAACGATGAGAGGTAGCTGCGAGTTCTGTCCATCTAAGAATATGCCGAATACCTGTGCGCCGACTAACAGACCCAATGTCTGACCATTACCTCCGTGTACAGTATGTGTCACAGGTACAACAATCTGCGCCCAAGGTAGATCTTCTTCTTCAATCTCATCGTACACACCGAAGATGCGCACACGCGCACGACCCAACTTCAGAGGATCATCTTTTATGTTGACGACTTCACCTAGGAACCAGCGAGTCTGGTCGCCATAGTAATCAATAAAACTGCTGGGTATCATTGCGTATTAATCTCCGGCATATCTTGGTTGACTTTCACTGCAGACATTGATATAGTATATGCCTCTTGACTAAACGAATGTTTACACCCCATTATTAAAAAGTCACCAGATTTTTTGTGGTCAAACTGTGTATCGGTGGACCCATTCTCTTTATCTTCAGGTATCTGATTTGTTAAGAATAGAACCCTTAGTTTACATCCTATAGAGGTGTTTTTCATTCCGTCAAGGAAATCGTATCCATTGACAGTGATATCAATTGAATTCTTTGTGATAATATTTGCCATGGCGTTCGAAACAACTCTCGCTTTATATTGCGACTTACCATCGCATTCGGAATACGATTTATAGTTTTCATAGGATGTTGTTCCGCCGATCTGTGTTATCTTTTTAGAAGTGATCCCTTCTGCACTATACCAATCATATTTTGACATGTCGATTGTGGGCGACTTATAAACAAACTTATCTTTCTTGAATCTATCAATTATGTCATCTTCTACATCTAACTCAAATTCTTTTTTCGTCTCTGATTTTTCAGTAACATCAATGTATTCGTACTTTGAACCAATGGCTCCGGCATCGAGCAACTTAAATACGTTGTCGGTATTTCTACCTTTGTACGATAGTATGATTCGCCTTTGTACGGGTCCCATTGCGGCGGTATGGGACACAGAACTCTCTGCAAATACATAAGGGATATCTGGATTTAAAACAGGTTGACCTAAAAGGTGGTTAAGGTCTGACAAATGTAATTTCTTTTCTACAAGTGAAGAAAAAAGATAGTAGGGGTAATTTTCGTCAGTAACTAATCTATTTTTTATCCAACACAATGCATCAATGGGGTTCATATTGGGTATGATGACTTTCATTGCCTCATTTTCATTAGAGATTCCCTCTACAACAACCTCTTTATTATTGAGGTAATCCTTTGATATCTTAGATATGATATCTGACCCATAACCACTATATGACTTATTAATGTTCTTAGTGACTCCGAAAAACCCTATGTCTTCTATTAAATGAATTACATAAAACTCTTGATCACTTTGTATCTTATTACTACTTACTATACGATCAATGTAGAATGTTTTGTTAATTTCTTCAGCGAGTTCGTGTGTACTTTTGACTTTAATAGACACTTTTTCGCCACCAGAAATCTTCATAATTTCAAACACATTATCAAAATCTAAAAATCCGGCAGCTGCTGTCAGATATGGTTTGTCTATATGTTCAAATACATCTAGATCGACAATTGCAGGAGCGACCTCAAACTCTGCGCCCCAACCTTCAATTAAAAATGATTCTATGTTGGCCGCAGTTTTATGCTCATTTGTTATGCTGGTGACATTAGACATTATGACTGAATCGCTTTATTAAACATTCCGATGACTGCACTTATTGAGTCTGGCCTGATAACTTGAATCTGCCTCAAAGAGTCGTTTTCTTCCATGTAATGTTCCATATGGGTAACAGGGTATCCCGAAGTGTCCCACCCATCCTTTGTTCGATAATCGATTTTTTCTCCGTCAGAGTTTCGATAGAATCGCGTAGAAAAATATTCTGATTCAACAGACATCATTGTCGCAATCTGTGTACCGTTGGTGACTGTGTCGTCTTTTGAAAAAGTGCCTTCTAATACATCGACAACTACTTGACCGAGACCTGTATCTATTCTAACAACTCGACCAGTCGCGCCTGAAGAACTCTCTACAATAGAATCTTTTAAAAACGTACCAATATCATCTTGCGTATTCAGTGTTGTATTTGGGTGATCTTCTTTGGCTTTCTTTTCAATACCTTCTCGTGTTAACGGC